TGTCTTGCAATAAAGATTTTTTATTACTCATTTTATTTTATTATTCATATTTAATTAGTAAAAAAATTAGTTACCAATAATTTTTCTTATCGAATCATCGTATTTTTTTACATTATTGTTTGATTCTTGAACAGATTCTTGAACAGATTCTTTTAATGTATCATCTTTTGTTTCTAAAAACAAATAAGCATTAGGTGTAGAAGGAGTAGCAACAAGGTCAAAACAAATAAGTTCAAAATCATCTTGAACAATATTTTTTCCACCTACTTTTTTTACACTACCTAATCCTCTTGATGAAATACCAAGTTTAAGATTTCTTTGTAAGTAAAGAGCAATCTTATCACCAATAGTCCAACCAAGACCTTCTCTTAGAAATGAATCGCTAACAATAATATCAAGTGTTCCATAAACAGCATTATTTGACCACCATGTTTTGGCAATTCTATGAGATATATTTTGTAAAGAGATTGTAACGCTTTCAGGGTGGTCAGCCTCGTTAATTGCAGCATAGTCATTAATTAATTTTTGATATTCATTTATTTGTTTTTCTAATATTGCTCTAGGATATACTCTTCCATTTCTATTTAGCACATCTGCTTCTTGGAGTTTACAATCAATATAGAAATGACCATCAAAGTCATCTCTTTTTGCTCTGAGATTTAAGTCTTCAAAAATTTTTCTATTACGATTTGTTAAATCGCTAGTTATGAGACCTGCATCAGTTTCTACTAGTAAACCGTATCCTTCTTGTCCTTCTGTTAGTAGTTGTATTTTACTCATTAGTATTATTTGAATTTAAATTTTTAATTTCAAAAAGTTTGGACAAATTATTTAATGCTGTATCTTTTGAATATTCTAAGGAGTCAATGAAATTAAATGATTCTGATAATACTTCTGAACTAATACTATCTTTTTCTTTTAACAAGAAACTTTTTGTATTTTTTTTATAATTTTCAAATACTGTTTTTTTATTTTTCTCATCACCTTTAATAAAACTTGAAATAATTTCCATTTCATCTGGTTGAAGATTTGAAAACTTCTCTTCTAATTTCTTTTTAGCTAATAAAAAAATATTATTTACATTAAACTTTTTATCGGTTTTTACTAATTTTTCTTCCTCTTTTTTAGTTAATGATTCAATTAAAAAATTAACTGATTCATGTAATCTATTAACATTAGTAACTTTTTTGAAAACACTTTCATTAATAACATTTTCAATATTTTTATTTAATGTAAGTTTATCCTCAGATAAAATAATTTCTTTAAGGTCAAACTTTTCAAGTTTTTTGTTTTCTTTTAGCAATTCATTTTTATCAATTTTAGATAAAGCAGAAATATTAGCCTCAATAAATCTTAAAGATTCATTATATTCAAGATTTGTTTTTCTTAAATTCTCATAAATCGTATATTCTAACATTAGAATTGGTGAAGATTTAACTGTGCTTAAAAAAGATTCATAGATTTTTGTATACTTAGTAGTATTATCAATTAAATCTTGAGAATATGCTTTATTTAATTTTGACTTGACATTACCAAAATTTACCATTTTTTTCTTGTTTAATATAAATAGTATAAATTATTATTCTTTTAAGAGTTTATCCAATTCATTAGTCTTTTTAATTATTTCCTCACTTAAAAATCCTGCACCACCTGCACCGCCACCTTCAGGAGGCGCACCACCACCTAATTCAGCACCACCGCCCATTGGAGGCGCACCGCCACCTAAATCAGCACCACCACCCATTGGAGGCGCACCGCCACCTAAATCAGCACCACCACCTAGTCCACCACCTAAACTATTGTCTATTTGTTGTTGTTCTCCACCTTGTGGTTGGCCTTCCATTTTAAATCCTGCATTTTTATACTTAATCATTTTATCCATCACACCTGATGTTTTAAGTAACATACCTGCACCTTTAACCTCTTCACCAATTTTAGATTCAAGCATTTGTTCTTGAAGGTCATTGATAATATCTTCTTCAGACATATGAAAGAATTTCTTTCTTGCCATAAGTTCTGACATTGGTTTTAATCCTGTATTCTGATTTGGAGTAGTTGCTTGTGCATATACTTCCAATTTAGATTTCCAAATCTCAAGTTGTAATAAATCAGAAGCAGTTGATGGATTATTAAGTGATAATTTAAAATCATCAATATATGATTCATAATCACCACCAAGTAAACCTAAGTGTATAATTGCAATCTTATTTAATTCACCAAGTAATGCTTGTTGAATACGATTTACTTTTCTTGCAAAACGAATATCAAGCATTGATAAGTTTTTACCTTCTCCTGATGCTTGGTCAGATGAAAAACCAAGCAATGTTTTATGAATACCTAATCCTGTAAACAAATTATCACGAAGATAATTAATATCGGATATTGCTTCAAGATTAGATGCACCAGGAAGTGTATCAACAAAGTTACCTGATGTATTACCTCTATCAGCAACAAAGATATCTTCATCCATTGATGCTATATTATATTTAAAGTTGATATCACCTGTCTTAGGGTCAACCAATTTCTTTTTCTTTACATTATTTGCAAATGCTTCAAGAATCTGTGGTACATCTTCAGGAGGAACATTACCAACAGGAACTTTATATATCCTTCTTTCTGCTGCTCTTGTGATACGATAAACCATCATCGCATCTTCCATCATAAAAAGTTGTTTGTAAGTTCTTCTTACTTTTTCATAAACACTACAACCATATGGAAGTCTATCACCTGTACCTAATAATCTAAAATGCGCAATTTGATAATCTAAATATTCTTCTTCACCACCTGAATTAGGGTCTTTATATTTGAAGAATGCTCTAAATCTATTTTTAGCATCATATCTTTCATTTCTCTCAACAAATTGAGAGGCAAGTTGTCTAAAATCTACAATACCATTATCTTTAGACATTTCTAAGAAAACAAAGTTATCACCATATTGACACATATTTCTGCACCAATAGAATAAATTTGTATTCACATCCATAACTTTATAAAAAAATCTTTCAAGTTCTTTTTTAACTTTATCGGATGAACAATAAACATTTAAGATTTGACCTGTATCACTTTTAGTTGTGGTAGCTTCTTCAGATAATAAATCCAATGCTGCACCTAAAATTGGATAACCATCCATTGACAAATAATCATAGTAGAGCATCATTCTACTAGATTCATACATCAACTTACGTTGGTCATTACCTCTATCAATTTTAGTGCTTTGACCTCTATAAAATTTTATAGCACCATCCTCAACTGCTGTTTTAATTGCATCTTCTTGGGATGCTGCTGTTATAAATTCTTTTTGTGCAGGTGCTTCAAGTCTATTACTAACTCCATCCAAAGCATCGGTTGCTCTTTTAAAGAAAGTATTAATGTTTGAAAATAACCCTTTATTATCTTCTGCCATAATTAATAAAATACGTTTTTCTTAAATAGATATAAATATTTTATCTGACAAATATGTAAGGATTATTATTTATTTTTGGTGTCTGACGTTCAGGTACTATATCCATATTCGTACCATTTGTATACCAATCCTTCCCTTTGAGCATGTCATTCTTTCTTTCATAGTTTGCATCCTGACCATCTTGACTCAACATTTTCTTTTGGAATTCAGTATTCATATCAGTAAATTCATCACCCTTTCTAACTATTGCTGATTTAGCATAGTTTAAATAAATATTAAATTCATTTCCAATAGTTTTTGAAAACATATAAACTGCAAATAACATACCTGTAGCAATCAATAAGTCATCATGCGCTGAACGCATATGGTCATATCTATTTGTATTATCGTTAAATACAAATGTTTTGATTTCACTAAGTAATCTAATTGAATGAATCAATGACTCACCTTCTCTTAATCTTCTCTCAAATTCCCTAATAACATAATCACGAATAGCACCACTCTTCATTGTGAATCCTGGTTGTAATTCACCTCTTTGTAAATTCTTTAATTGAATTTTTACATCATTTTGTCTTGGTCTATCGTAATGTATTTTCTTATATTTTTTATTAACCAAATATCTAATAACTGATATACCCCAACCTCCTGTTACGTCAACAATAACATATGCATTATTATATTTTTCACCATATTGCAAACATAATTCACCCATTACTTCAAGTGGAACTCTTGATTGATATTCAGCTACTTGAACAAGTAACATATTTACAGCATCATTTTTAAATATTTGAATTGTAGAATAGTCACCATCACCACTACCTTTTGCAACGTCACAAGATAAATAATAATCATATCCAAATATTGGGTCTTCCCAAATCCAAAAATTATTATCATACTCAGTTCTAATAGGTTCTTTACAAGTCTTTTCAATTCTCATAATAGTTTCCTCATCAACAAGGTTACCACCTGAACCTAAGAACTTATTTTCTAATTCTTGTGCAATTTTTCTTGGGTCATTGTTAAAGGTTTGACACATATCCCTAAACCAAGAAGATGATGGTCTATAACCATTAACTCTTAACTCCATATATTTTTCAGGGTCTTTTTCTTCAACAAACTCATCACCCCTAATCCAAATTAAATCTTCATTATAACGAGGGTCTTCAAACCAATTAATTTCAACAACTTTAAAGTTATTTTTCTTTGTTCTAGCACCTTCATAACGAGCATAATATGTTGGGTCAAGTCCTCTTGGTGTTGAGTTTAATATAATCTGACCACCTGCTGACATTGTACCTGATGCAGAAGACATAAATTCTTCACCTTCTTCAAGGAACGCTGCTTCATCTATAAATAATATATCAGGTGTAAATCCCCTTAGACCATCGGCAGATGCTGCGAAAGCCTGTAGTGTTGCACCATTGTTATAAATCTTAATCTCTTTTGTATCTGAATCAGTTGGTATTCTACCAAATATTTCTCTTGGTAAATTATTGATGATGGATGCTATCTGATAGAAGATACTTTCTTTTGCAAGTTTTAATTTGTTAGCTGCAACACCAACTTTAATATCTTTTCTAAAAACAATTGAGTGTGCTAAGTAAAGACAAGTCACGGTAGTAATACCACCCTGACGATATTTTGCAACTAAAACTCTGTTACTTTCTTTATATGTTTCTAAAACTTGTGTTTGTTGTGGTAATAATTGAAAAGCCACATACTGTTGTTTTTTCTTATCCCAAACTTTACAATATTTTCTTGCAAAGTACTCTATATCAATAGCGCACTTGGCATACTCCATCATTAGTTCATGTTTAGTCATGGGATTTTATTTTAATTAGTCCTCAAACTTAATATCATTGTTTCTTAATACTTCACGAACATCATAATATGAATCGCCATATCTAAAAACAACAAGACTTTTGTTTAATGAAGACATCTTTCTATAATCCTCAACATATTCCCATGCAAGAGCAACAACACCAAATACAGCATCAAGCATCCTAAACTCTGATGAATCCACAATGCAATCAAATTCAATTGAATCTGATGTAACTTCCATTACTTTTTTGATAAATCCTTTTCTTGGTGGGTAAACACCTAAGTCACATACATCTTCCCATTGAGGTCCAATACAATCATCAGGATTATTTGAAAATATGAATTCCAATTTTTGTGAACCATTATGAGTTTCACCTACAGGATTAATAAAAACTAATTTTAAATCTTCTTCTTGAACCTTAATAGATTCAATATTAATATATTCTTTTTCCATAAATAATAATAATAATTAGGATTTCTTTTCTAAGAATCTAGTAAAAAAGTCATCTAATTTTTTAGTGTGTTCATTTAAGTTTTGAAGAGTCGCTTCTAACTTAGTAATAGCTTCTGTATTTTTTTGAATCATTAATTGAAATTTATCATTATTTTCTTTTTCAGAATCAAATAATTCATCAATTAATTTAGTCATTTTAGTATCAGAATTTTCTAGTATTGCTATTCTAGTTTTAATTTCTGATATATCATTACTTATTTTATCAAAAGTCTCATTCTGAGATTTTTTATTCTCTTCTAAACTATTTATTTTGTTTTGTAATACAGGTATAATAAATACATATGTTAAAATAGTACCAACTATTGCAGATAATGCAGCAAAAATTATTTGAGTACTTGGTACTATTTGTAAAAGTATTGCCAACATATTAAATTATTTTTTTCTTAATACTTTCAATTAAAATATTTCTTTTCCTTTTTTCAAGTTCTTGCTTTAATTGCTCTTTTAGTAATCTTTTAGATTCAGCTTTTAATTGGTTTAAGAAACCTTCATCCAACTTTTCTGTTGATTCTTCTTCAGCAGGTTCTTCAGCAGGTAATTCTTCAGTAGGTGTTTCTTCTTCAGTATTATCAGTACTAACTTCTGAACCTTGCATTTTTTTATAAAAAGATTCTACAACTTTATCACCAACTAATTTAAATCCTTCAGGACCAATAGCAGTAATAAGACTATTCATTGCATTTTTAATATCTTTCTCATCAAAATTATCACTATCTTGAAGGTCATTAATAATTTGACCAAGTTTACCAACAGCTTCTTGAAATTCCTTTTTAGGGTCAGCTTCTTCAGCAGGTGCTTCAGGAGTTGCAGTAGCATCAGCAGCAGGTTCTTCAACAGCAGGTTCTTCAACAGCAGTATCAGTAGCACCACCTTCAGGAGCAGCAGTTGCATCAGCAGTAGCATCAGTAGCACCACCTTCAGGAGCAGCAGTAGCATCACCTTCAGGAGCAGCAGTAGTTTCTGCATCAGGCTTATTCATACCACCTAAAATATCATCTGCTATTTTTGTTGTTGATTCAGCACCTGTTTGAGTTGTATTAACAGGAGCAGCAGGTTCAGCAGTTGCATCAGCAGTTGCATCAGCAGCAGGTTTTAAAGCATCTAAAAGGTTTTTTTCCTTTTCATCAGATGTTACCTCTTCTTCTGTATCACCATCTTTTTCAAGAAGCAATCTTAATTTATGGACATTATTTTGTGCTTCACAAATAAAAGTCATTTTATTAGTTGCCTTTTCAAAAGAATTAAATTTCTCAATACCAAAAGTAGCATTTAAACCATCCAAGTGTTTAAAATCGGTTGGATTAGTGCTTCCTTTTTTAGTAGTATATTTTAAATAATAAGTTTTATTTTCGTGAATAATACCAAAAGTATTACCATCCAAAGTCTTTTGAATTTTTAATAGAGAAGGTTTTAATTGAACCTTTTTATCTGTATCAACAGCTAACCTTTTAAAGTTTTCAGCAATCTGTTCTTTAGTTGCTTTCTCTCTACTAATTTTACTTGCATCTGCTCTTTTAATCATTTTATTAAAAATTTGTATTTATTTTGTTTATTAATATCTTCTTCTTTTTTTACTTTCAGCTAAAGTATAACCCATATCAGCCAATGCTTCTCTCTTGGCTTCATCTTTACTCATACCTTTTTCTAAATTAACAGTCATTTTATACTTAAAAGCATCTATAAGACCTTTTTTTGGTGTATTGTATGCCTTCATCATTTTATCAAAATCTTTATCAAGTTCTTGAGCCGTTAACGCTGCTATTGAACCTTTATGTTTAAAGAAAGCACCAATTCTATTCATACCTGTACCAACTTCTTCAGAACCTGCGCCACCTACTTCAGAACTACCTGTTCCTGCCATACTACCAAATAATCCTTCTTTTTGAAGTCTTTTCTTTAACATTTCATTTTCTCTTTTAAGAGATTTAATTTTTTCTTCCTGCATTACTGACTTGGTTTTATTAAAAACTTCATTAAAGTCAACATTTTTAAAAGATTCTTTGCGATACCCTTCTTTAATTAATTCTCTTTTAGCCTGAATATAGTTTTCAAAAACTAAATTGTATAGTTGTTTGTTAGTCATATCAATATTTTTTTATAATTAGTTAGAATTTATGGAAAATACGTTATTTACTATTTCTTTTTTATCATCCTTAATAATATCAAATACTTTTTTGTTTCTCAAAACTTTAAAAACTAAGTTATTTACTGAAAATTCACCTTCTGTCTGTGTTGCTTCACCACGCTCTTTTTTAATTTTTTTAAGAACTTTATTATAACTTTCTATTTTATTTAAAGAATCTTTCATCATTGATATCTTATTAAAGATATCTAAATACTTATTAACTTTCTGAGTAATTAAATGTCTATCAACTTCAGGTAATTTATATTTTGGTTTCTTAACCCACTTATTAGTGAGGATTGAATAAATGCCGCCTTTACCAATATTTTGTTCATCAACATCCTGAACATATATTTCCACAGGATATGTATCTATTTTTACATCATTTGATGATTCCCACGCTGCTCTTTTTTGTAGAAAATAATTCTTTACAAATTCAATATCATCCGATATATCTTTATAATCAATAACAATGTGTAAATCAATATCTGAT